AATACCTGTACACATAGTTTTTCACCTTTTCCTTTTTGTGGCTTGTTTTCGGTTCCATACCTGCAGGGACCGTTTACAGATCCCCGCAACGCTTGCGGCCTAAATGGCTGTTTTGAGTCGCCGCAACAACTTATTAATGTTCATCCGCATATGTGCTTTCACCGGCCATACATCCGCGATGTGCTTTTTTACAGATATCGCAATTTCCAGGACACTTGTAAAGGGTATTGAAAAATTCGGCCGGGTGGTTTTTGTTTCCGTCTTTCATTTTACATGTAAAAATCGGAAAATCGTAGGGATTGCACAACGGCATGCCGTCCCATTCACTAAACATGATAGTAAAGTTGGCTGGAATGGCGTCGCGGCCGTTTACGTCGCAATATTCATTTACAATATTGTGCATTTTGGTATATGTCCAAAAATACCAATCCGGGTGATCTTTAGCGATTTCAATCATGCGGGTAAAATAATCCATGTCCAGGATCTCACCGCCGACATGCCACCTAAAATATTTGTTTTTCCGCGGGTGGCTAATATATTCGTTAATTCCAGCGAAAAAGCTTTCTCTGTATTCCATCGCAATTACAGTATTGCGGGCGCGTGCGTCTATAACGTTCTTATAACGGCCGGCCTTGATATCGTAGCAAAAACCGCTGCAATGGCTGCAATTTCCACATGTGATAACGGGCGCGGTTGAAACGTTGTGCACGCGACCAATCTTGCTATTTCCTTTTGAGATGGAAATATCATGATATGTGATACCAGGATTTTTAGCGTATTCTTTTTCATGTTCCCGCATGCTGCTATAGATCTTGTTAACATAGTTGCGAATTGTTTCATTACTAAACATATCTTTTCCCCTTTACTATAATATTGAATAATTGTAAATGTTGCTTTTGTTTTGACCGCGTCGCCGCGGCCGTTGTGTTATCTTGTTTACAGTTACTATTATATAAGATAATAATAAATATTGCAATAGTTATTTACTATTTATCTTGAATAATTGTAACTTGATGTTTTTACAGTTTTACAGGATCTGTTTTTTATACCGGTATTCGGTCCGCGGCTGCAGATCTGTTTTTAAAGGCCTGTTTTCCGTTGTGGGATCCCTATACAGGCATGTTGTTTGTGTATTGTCTTGTGATCATGTTCTGCAGCTTTTTTGGCATTGCGTGCGGATCTTGTCACCGGTCCGCGGATCTTGTCACCGGTCCGCGGTCCGCGGCCGTTGTGCGCGTGCTATCCCCCAGGGGGGGAAACCCTACCGGGGCCTGGCGGCGCGGGGGAAGGGCGAAAATACCGCAAAAATAAAAAAGGACTAAATTTACAAAAACTATTGACATATAATTGTAAATCAATATAATAGTAAATGTAAGGAGGAGAAAGCAATGATCGAAACAAACAGAGCATGTGTCTACACACGAGTATCCACAGCAGAGCAGGCGACTGAAGGTTATTCCATCGAAGAGCAGGAACTTCGTTGCAAGGCCAGTATTGCTGCACATGGATGGGAGTACGTTGGTACTTATAGTGATCCTGGTATCAGCGGTCGCACTATGAATCGCCCCGGACTGCAGCAGATGCTCAAAGATATCGAGGCAGGACTGATCAATGCGGTGGTTATCTACAAGCTGGATCGTCTTTCCCGCAAACAGCGTGACACAATGACCATCATCGAGGATTGCTTCCTGAAGAACGAAGTAATACTTGTCAGTTTGAACGAGACGCTGGACACGTCCACTCCTTGGGGAAGAGCCATGATCGGTATCCTGTCCTCCTTCAACCAGATGGAGAGCGAGAACATCCAGATGCGCACGCAGATGGGCCGTGAGGCAAAGATAAAGCAGGGTGGCTATGCCGGTGGCAAGCCTCCGATTGGATACAAGGTCGAGAACGGCGAACTGGTTGTTGTTCCAGAAGAGGCCGAGATCGTAAAACTTGTCTTCAGTCTCAGGAAACAGGGTGGCACCATGATGTGGATCGCCGATCAGCTGAATCAGCGGGGATACAGAACGAAGACCGGGAAGGAATTCAAGCATTCCGCCGTACAGACTATTCTCAACAACGAGGACACGTACAGAGGCCATTATCGTTACGGTAAGGGTGAAGTGCAGAATCAGCACGAAGCCATTCTCACAGACTGAAGGAGGTATCATAATGATCACAAGAGCATTTGCCGAGAACTACAGGGACAGCTACGAGAAGGGCATGACCGTTGAGGAGTACGTGGAGTTCTTCCGCGACTGCCAGAAGATCGCGGTGGAAGAGGACATCGAGCCGGAGTTTGTTGCATTGGATGACGAGGACCTGCGGGAACTTGCCCGGATGGTGATAGAGTTGAACGAAGAAGGGTGATGATCAAGTCATCACGAGTCCGATGGGACTGGAGTATATCTCCGGTCCTTTTTTTTGTTTGGAGGAGTTATGGATTACGAGAGACTATGTACAGGCATCATATCTGCCATTGACAGACATCCTTACGACGCTGCGGCTTACGAGGACTTCCTCTCCCTGTGCCGGGACGCGCAGGAGAACGCTGCCGGTGACCCGCACGGATGGAACCACCTGCTCCTGAGACCCAGGAATCTGCGTGCGCTGACTGCGGCGGCGTCCGGAGGGGACTTTGAACTGGCACAGAAGTTTGACAATCTGTTTTTTAGGTCGCTCCTGTTCGGAGCCAGGGATTACTTTGACGACTACCTGCAGGCTGTGGAGTACGGCAAGCCGTACGACAAGAAGTTCTACGCACCCAGACGCCACTACCTGAAGCGGTACGTGGATGCCTACCAGGAGGTGCTGGAAGGGAAGCTGGACTTCCTGTCGATCTCCATGCCCAAGCGATGCGGGAAGTCGCAGATGGGGATAAATTTCGTGAATATGCTCTCAGGCAGGGAGCCTGACAGGTCCACGTTGATGGAAGGCACGGGAGATGATCTGGTCAAGTCCTTCTACCTTGGCTGCCTTGAGTACCTACAGACGCCGAACGAGTACCACTTCTACGACATCTTCCCTGACTCCAAACTGGTACAGACCAATGCAGATACGAAGATCGTGAACCTCCTCCACAGGTCGAGGTTCCCTACCATCATGTGCAGGTCCATCGACGCCAGACAGGTCGGTCTGTCTGAGGCTACGAATCTGCTCTACCTGGATGACTGCGTGGAAGGCCGCGAGGAGGCGAAGAACAGACAGAGACTGGATGACAAGTGGGAAGTGATCTCAGGTGATATCATCGGCCGTGCCATCGAGGGTACGCCCATCGTCATCTGCGGCACGAGGTACTCTCTCTACGATCCCATCGGCCACCTGCAGGAGGAGATGAAGAAGCAGGGCAAGAGGATGAAGATCCTGGAGACGCCTGCGCTCGACCTTGTGACGGATGAGTCGAACTTCGAGTATGAGAGGGAAGGCAGGAAGGTGTTCACCACGCAGTACTTCCGCGACCAGAGGGAGATGCTCTCAGCGGAGCAGTGGGAGAGTGAGTTCCAGCAGCAGCCCTTCGAGGCCAAGGGCCTCATGTTCCCCAAGGACAGGCTGAACTACTTCTTCGAACTGCCTGTGGACAGGGATCCTGACGCCATCATCGCCGCGGCGGACACTGCCGAGAGCGGAGAGGACTACTGCTCGATGCCGGTAGGTTACATCTACGGAGACGAGGTCTTCATCCCGGATGTCGTCTTTGACAACTCGCCTGCCGAGGTCACGAAGCCTGAGTGCGCGAACGTGCTGAAGAGGAACCACGTCTCGACCGCGAGGTTTGAGTCCAACAACGCTGGCAGCTACTTTGCCAGGGATGTGGAACAGATCCTGAAGGACCAGGGATACAGCATGTCCATCCAGACGCGCAGGTCCATCTCCAACAAGGTGACCCGTATCGAGTTCGCCTCTGACCAGATCATAAAGAGGTTCTGGTTCCTGCATCCGTCGAAGTACAAGCGCAACTCTCAGTATGCGGAGTTCATGAACAATGTCACCACCATGACGCGCTCCGGGAAGGTGCCGCACGACGACGGGCCGGATTCCCTGGCCATGCTGGAAAGCATGGTGCGGAACCTGGCAGGCGGAAAAGCGGAAGCATTTGATCGTCCGTTCTGATTTAACACAAGATGTTGTATCACGGCCTGATGAAATGATGGATTTCCGAACATGCTTTTGGTATACTTTATAAGGATAACCAGACGAAAGGAGGGCGGCGACATGCCATTTACAGGCAGGCACGAGATTCTTACGAGCGAGACCGAGATCACCCGCGACAATGTCGTAGGCGTGCTGAACGACGCTCTCATCGTGCATTCGTGGAACAGGGCTGAGATTGACTACCTGTGGAACTATTACAAGGGCGACCAGCCTGTGCTGAACCGCACCAAGGAGGTCCGTCCTGAGATATGCAACAAGGTACTGGAGAACAGGGCCTACGAGATCGTGAACTTCTGGACAGGGTACCTTATGGGTGAGCCGGTCCAGTATGTCTGCCGGTCAGGCTCTGAGGAGAAGGCCGACGAGGTGACGCTCCTCAACGACTACGCGGTCGCGGAAGAGAAGCAGTCGAAGGACTCCGAACTTGCCGAGTGGATGTTTGTAGCAGGCATCGGATACAGGATGATCCTGCCTGACCCGATGGCCGACATCACCGACGAGGAAGACTCTCCCTTTGAGATCTACACCCTGGACCCGCGCGACACGCTGGTGATCCGGCACAACGGACTCGGCAAGAAGCCTCTGATGGGTGTACGGTTCGTAAAGGACTCCCTCAGTGACACGCACTTCTCGTGCTACACCACTACGACCTACTATGAGATCGTGAACGGTGTGATCACCAGGGAGGAGCCTCACGTACTGGGAGAGATCCCGATCGTGGAGTATCCTGCGAACCTGCCGAGGCTGGGGGCCTTCGAGGTGGTGCTGGCTCTCCTGGATGCCATCAACACGACGGAGTCGAACAGGGTGGACGGCGTCGAGCAGTTCATTCAGGCCCTGATGGTGTTCTATAACATCGACCTGACGAGCGAGGACTTCGAGGAGATCAAGACCCGCGGCGGCCTGAAGGTCAAGGACATCGACCCCAACATGCGGGCGAGGGTGGAATACCTGGTCAACAACATGAACCAGGGCGAGACACAGGTGCTCGTGGACCACATGTACGAGACAGTGCTGACGATATGCGCGATGCCGAACCGCAATGGCGGTTCATCCACGTCGGACACCGGCGTGGCGGTCATCTACAGGGATGGCTGGTCTGCTGCAGAGTCGAAGGCGAAACTGACCGAGAACATGTTCAAGATGTCCGAGCGCAAGTTCCTGCGGCTCCTGCTCCGCATCTGCCGTGGTCTGGGAGGCCTGCCGACACTGAAGGTGTCGGACATCAGCATCCAGTTCACGCGCAGGAACTATGAGAACATCCAGTCGAAGGCACAGGTCCTGATCATGATGCTGCAGAATTCGAAGATCCACCCGAAGCTGGCCTTCGAGCATTGCGGCATGTTCCCGGACCCTGACCTCGCCTACAAAATCTCGATGGAGTACGCGGAGGAACAGGAGAAGAAGATGCAGGAGATGATGGCACAGCAGGGAGGTGCTGATGAAGGCGATTCTGACACCGGAGATGGTGGAGAAGATCCAGGATCTTCTGAGGCACGGAAGCCGGGTGGAGATCCTGATAGAACAGGGAAAAGTAACGATCGTAGAGATACGGCGTAAAATGAAGATGAAAGGCTGACGAAATGCGTCAGCTGGTCCAATGGGACCGTGGATAAGAGGAGTTTTCTTTTTGTATTTTCCTTTCTTCTCTTATCCGTGGTCCCATTTTTATTTGGGTGAAGAGATGGCACTGCTTCCTTTCGATGAGATAAATGCTCTCATAGGTGAATCTTACTCTGAGTCCGAATCCGAGTACTACGGAGACCGGAAGAAGCAGGCAGAGAAGGTCTCGGAAGACCTTCTTGACATCCTCATCCTGGCTTATAGGCAGGGAGTGTCCGACACAGGAAAAGCCCTGGATGTCGATGTAGAAGACAGCATCGACGAGATGTTTGAGATCATCTACACGAAGTTCGACGGCAAGACCTTCGAGGACCGTGTAGAGGACCACATCGCCGACGGTGCCGACGGCAGGCTCCGGACACTGGCCGAAAGCGAGGCCCACAGGGTCTACGAGGCGGCCGCCTATACAACTGCCACCCATGCCTCTGAAGAGGCAGGGATCGACGTTGGCAAGCGTTGGATGACAATGCAGGACCTGCGCGTCAGGGAGACGCACGAGTACCTGCAGGGAGATGTGGTGCCGCTGGGAGAGGAGTTCTACACCTTTGATGGTGACCACGCCCAGTACCCCGGCGGATTTACAGATCCGAGTAATAACGTAAACTGCCGCTGTTGGCTCCAGTACGTGGATCTTTCAGCGATTGGACAGGGAAGTCCTTAATCGCACCAGGCAGACAAGCCTTTAAAACAGACATTAAGCCGGTCAGGGAAGACCTAAAAACGCAAGGAGGACGAGATGAGTTATTTAAGTGACTTACTGGGTGAAGCCTACAAGGAAGGTATGACTGAGGAAGAGATCTCCGCGGCACTCGAAGGCGCGAAGGTGGGAGTGCAGAAGCCTGCACCTGCACCGGACACTGACATCGAGAAGCTGAAGAAGAGGCTCTCCGAGGTGAACAGCGAAGCGGCCGGGTACAAGAAACGTCTCAGGGATCTGCAGGGAGCCGAGCAGGCTGCCGCAGAGGAGCAGAAAGAGGTGATGGCAAATCTCCAGAAGGAGAATGCCGATTTGAAACGCTCCATTTCCCTTGCACAGAAGAAAGCAAGCCTCATCGGCCAGGGATTCTCAGCCGAACTTGCCGAGTCCACTGCTACTGCGATGGTGGACGGCGACATGGACACGGTGCTCGCCAACATGGCAGCCCGTACAGAAGCCCTGCGGAAGGAGGTTACAGCCGACAATCTTCGCAACACGCCCCGTCCCCCGGCGGGTGCTTCCACTACCGGCATCGACTATGCCAAGAAGATCGAGGAAGCAAACGCAACAGGAAACTTTGCGGAAGCAGCTTACTACACGCGCCTGCAGGCACAGGCCGAGCAGGCAAACTGAGGAGGTAAACTATGCCTGATGTTTATGCAACATCTTTTGGAGTTCTGAATTACAGCGGAATGCTCTTTAACAAGGGTAACACCCGCACACCTTTCTCCGCCATGATCGGCGGCAGAGCCAAGACTACAAACCATGTGGAATTCGTTACCGGTCAGGAGTACACCACCGGCAATACTTTTGCACAGCCTGCGATCTCCGAGACCGCGTCCCTGACTGCTCCTCTGGCCACTGTTGTCACTCGTGAGCAGAAGACCAATGTCACCCAGATCTTCCACGAGGCTGTCGGCGTCTCCTATGCCAAGCAGTCCAACATGGGCACACTGTCCGGCGTGAACGTCGCCAACCAGCAGGCGAACCCCATGTCCGAACTGGACTTCCAGGTCGCTGCCAAGATGCAGCAGATCAATAACAATATCGAGTACACCTTCATCAACGGTGTATATCAGAAGGCCGCCACTGACGCCCAGGCCAATAAGACCCGCGGTATGGTCGCTGCGATCGACACCAACGAGATCCCGCTGGCAGGCAAACCCCTGACTTTCTGGGATGTTGCCGAAGGCCTCGCAGAGGTCCGCGATGCGAACGCTCCCATCGACGGCATGGTCCTGTGGTGCGATCCTACCACTCTCTTCCAGCTGAACGGCGACGCAGAGGCGAACGGCATGACCATCTACCCTGCGGCAAGAGAGGTCAACGGCATCAAGCTGGACCGCGTGATCACTCCTCTCGGTGAGGTTTATCTGAGACTTGGTGAGCACCTGCCTGCAGGTACCGCTCTCCTGCTCAACTTCGATGTGATCGCTCCCGTCTTCCAGCCTGTCCCCGGCAAGGGCAACTTCTTCCTTGAGGAACTGGCCAAGACCGGCGCGGGTGCCAAGTACCAGCTGTTCGGCCAGATCGGCCTGGACCACGGTCCTGAGTGGTACCACGCCAAGTTCACCGGCATCTCCACCGAGTTCGTCAAGCCTCAGGGCCGCAACGTCGTAGTGGTCGGTGGCGAGACTACGGAGACTCCGGATACTCCGTAATGACTGAAAGGAGGCGGACATCATGACTGATGAGGAAAAACTCACAGCACTTCAGACTCTGTCTGAGGAAGATGACACAGACATGCTGTCCGTCTTCCTTGATTTCGCAAAAGAGAAGATCCTCGAAAAGGCCTATCCCTTCGGGGACTGGCCTGAGGAATTCCCTTCCAAATACGACAACCTGCAGATTCAGATGGCACATTATCTGTACCTGAGACAGGGAGCCGAGGGCGAGATCGTCCACCTTGAGAACGGCATCAGCCGACACTGGGAGGACGGCGACATCCCTGCGACCATGCTCAGACAGATCACGCCGGCAGCGGGGGTGCTCTGATGAGGCTGATGAAGATCAACACGAGGGACATCTGGTATGCCCTCTACAAGGGGAGAGGTCCTTACATCCTGGATGAGGACGGTTTCGAGACCGGGGAGCAGGAAGTCCTTTTCACGGATCCTGTGAAGATGCGGTGCAACGTCGCTCCGCCCCGTAAGGGGCTGGCATGGCTTGGAGAATTCGGGCAGCAGGAGAACTACGACCTGGTCATCGTCACCGATGACATGGACTGCCCGATCGATGAGTTCTCCAAGCTGTGGATCGACCGCACTCCGGAGGAAGGACAGTACGACTACAAGGTGTGGCGCATCTCCAAGTACCTGACGCACATCATGTACGCGGTCAGGAAGCTGGGTGTAAGCGATGAGTAAGACCATTACCTTGACGCTCTCCCCGGCGGGCATTGACCAGGCGATCGCGGAGTACAAGACCTGGCGGCAGGACTTTGAAGCCAAGTGCAAAGAATTCCTGCAGGCACTCGCCGAAGAGGGTGTCCAGATTGCCTCCGCGAACTTTTCGGCAGCTGTCTATGACGGCACGAATGATGTGACTGTCGAGATGCAGCAGAAGGGCGACAGCACTGTCGCCGTCGTGGCCATCGGCAACGCGACACTCTTTATCGAGTTCGGGTCCGGTATCCTGTATCCCGATACGCATCCGGAAGCAGGAAGCCTGGGGATGATCAGAGGTGAGTACGGGTACGGACTCGGTGGCAACGTCTGGGGATGGACTTACCGAGGAGATCCCGGTACGAACGGACAGGTCATCTCGCAGGGCTGGCAGAGAGGAAAGATACATACTTTCGGTAACCCTGCCAACATGTGTATGTACCGGACCAAGGAAGAACTGGAGAACCGGTTCGCAGCTATCGCAAGGAGGATATTCACATGATCAATCCTGAGAATGAAGTCTTCACTATCCTTGCGACAGCCCTGCGTGAACAGTTCCCAGGCATCAGTGTCGCCGACGATCCCGAAGCGGTCCCGGCGAACTTTCCCCACGTCTCGATCGAGATGAGCAACAATACCACGTTTGCCAGGTACATGAACAGCGGCAACTATGAAGTTGCCATCGTCGTGTTCAGCATTAATGTTTATTCGAACCTGAAGACCGGACGGAAAAGGGAGTGCAGGCAGATCGCCGACTTCATCGACGGTCTCCTCACTCCAAAAAATTTCCGTCGGCAGGCTGTACTGCCGATCAGGACACATGCAAATCCCGAAATCTATCGTCTTGCCCTGACCTACAGGGTGGCGACTGACGGGAGATTCTTCTACAGGAGGTAGTTATGTACACTTCTACATACAAGACTTTTCTTATGAAAGGCACCGGCACTGGCACCACCACCTATCAGAAGCTGGTGGATATCACCGAGTTCCCTGATCTGGGTGGTGAGCCGGAACTGCTGGACACCACGACCCTCTCTGACAAGATGAGGACCTTCATCCTCGGTATCCAGAACAACGAGGGCATGGAGTTCAACGCCAATTATGACAAGGCTGACTACCAGGCTCTCAAGGCTCTCGACGGTGTCGAGACCCCCTTCGCTGTCTGGTTCGGCGGTACTGAGTCCGGCGGCACGGTCACGCCTACAGGCTCCGAGGGACAATTCTCATTCAAGGGACTGCTCTCTGTCCGTATCACCGGCGGAGCAGTCAACGAGGTCCGCGGTATGAGCATCACCATCGCTCCCACCACCGTGATCAGTGAGTCCTTCCCCGAAGGCTGAGATAACACATAACTCAATTTGAAGAATTGGAGGTAAGCAATGGCTAAACAGCTGAGATTCAACTATGACGGCAGAGAGTATGTCCTGGAATTCACCAGACGTACAGTCAGGACAATGGAAGAGAATGGCTTCGTAGGAAGCGAGGTCGGCGACAAGCCGATGATGATCTTGCAGCTTTTCTCCGGCGCATTCCTGGCACACCACAGGTTCGAGAAAAACGACCGCATCGAGGAGATTTACGCAGCGATGCCTGACAAGGAGAAGCTGATCGCGAAACTCATCGAAATGTACAACGAGCCTATCGAAGCCCTCATGGCTGATCCGGGTGAAGATTCGGGAAAAATCGAGTGGGCAGCGAACTGGTAACGAGTTCGCCGTCCAGATCTTACGGGGGCGGCGGACGATACCGTCGTCCCCGTTTTCGTTACACAAAAAGGTTCGAGGAGGCCTTCCCCTTCTACCTCAGTATCGGCATGACACCGGAACAGTACTGGGATCAGGACAGCACACTGGTCATCGCATACAGGCTGGCAAACGAGCAGCGAGAAGACAAGCAGAACTACTTCCTCTGGCTTCAGGGTGTCTATATCTACGATGCGCTCGTCAATGTCTCTCCTGTTTACAGGGCATTCAAGCCTTCAAGACCAAAACCCTACATGAAGGAACCTCTCCCCATCAACGAGGAAGAGAAGAAGGCAAGGGAAGAGAGAGAAGCAAAGCGCAAGGCCGAAGAAACCAGGGCACGGTTCCGTGCGATGGTCGAGCGAATAAACAAACAGTTCCTGGAAAAGGAAAGAGGTGACATCGATGGCGGACATGGAAGCCCTTAGTTTTGACATATCTGTAAAATCAGGCGATGCCGCCAAACAGCTTGACTCCCTTGCATCGAGTCTTGAGAGGGTAAAGAAGGCTGTATCCGGTGGACTGAAGCTGGGAAACACATCCACTCAGTTATCGAAGCTGAACGAGGTTCTGAACAACCTGACAAGCTACAACGCTGCGAAGCTGGAAAAGCTGACGAAGGCTCTGTCAAACCTCGGTAATATGGGCAAGGTCAATATCCCTCCAAGCCTGACAAAGCGAGTGACGGAGTTGAGCAGTGCTGCGGCCAGTATCTCTCCTCAGAGCATTGCCAATCTGACGAACCTTGGAAATGCCCTTCAGAGTTTCCAGGGGCTTCAGAATGTCAATATCCCCAACATCACCATGCCGCAGAATGCAGGCGGAACATCCGCTACACAGAGTCCTACACAGGCGGCTTCCCAGTCTGCCGTGGATCTTGGCGGATCTCCTCAGACACAGGCTGTCAACAATCAGCTTTCGCTGATGCAGCAGCTTGCTGGTAACGCGGGAAATGCTATCAAGGGACTCGCAAAGAACCTCGTTTCTCTTGGCTCCTCTGTTGCAGGTCAGGTGGTTCCAGGGCTTTCGGCAATGTCTGAAAAGATGATGCAGCTTCCTCTGCTGATCGGTTCACGTCTGGCAAGCGGAGTTAAGAATGCAACAGCCAGCCTCGGCGGATTGTTCTCCGGCCTGGTCCGCATTGCCAAGTTCAGGCTCTTCCGGAGCGTGATCAAGCTGTTCACCGAAGGTATGAGCCAGGGGCTTGAAAATCTGTACTACTGGTCTCAGACTGTTGGCGACGGTTTCGCGTCATCGATGGACAGGATCGCCACAGCATCCCAGTATGTCAGCAACTCTTTTGCGGCGATGGCGTCGCCCCTGATCAATGCGCTGTCCCCTGCGATCGACTTTATCGCAGATAAGATCGTAGCACTCTTCAACCTCATCAATCAGCTGTTTGCGAGACTCTCTGGCAAAAGCACCTACGTGGCAGCCAAGAAGGTTTCGGCCACCTGGAAGGGCGCGGCATCGGATGCGGGTAAAGGCGCGTCAGGAGCGGCTAAGAAGGCCGCCGACGAGATCAAGAGATACACCCTCGGCTTCGATGAGTTGAACATCCTCGGCCAGAAAGACAAGAAGAGTTCCGGAGGCGGAGGTGGTGGAGGAGCCGGTGGAGGAGCCGGTGGCGGAACAGGATACGGTGACATGTTCGAAACACTGCCTATCGACAGCAGTGTCATGGATCTCGCCGAGATGCTGAAGAAGGCCTGGGCGGATGCCGACTTTACAGAGGTTGGCAAACTCGTAGGACAGAAGCTGAAGAAGGCTCTCGATGACATCCCGTGGGGTGATATCCAGAATTCTGCACGAAGGATCGCCAAGAGTCTCGCTACCTTCCTGAATGGTTTCCTCGAAACAGAGGGACTCTCTGAGTCTGTAGGCAAAACAATCGGACAGGCACTCAATACCGCGTTCATCTTCGTTAATACTTTTGTCAAAGAGTTTCATTGGGACAGCCTTGGGAAGTTCGTCACATCCGGGATCCAGTCAGCTTTCCGGGAATTCGACTGGGGCAATCTGACAGGATTCATTTCCGGAATCCAGAAAGCCTTCTTCGACACTATCACGGGTGCTATTAAAGGAATCGACTGGAGAGCACTGCCGAAAGACTTTGTGGACGGCGTGAAAGAAGCCTTTAAAGGTTACGACTTTAAAGGCGTGTTCGGCTCGTTAGGCGGTATGATCGGAGCGGCTCTTACGGCAGCTATCGACTTATCCCAGGGTATCGATGATCTTGTACAACAATTCTTTAAAGATATAGCCGACTACTTCGGGAGACATATCGAAGAATCCAAGGCCGCCGGGGGCGGAGTCATCGAGGGAATTCTGGACGGAATCCTGGATGGCGTCAAGGGAATTGGCAACTGGATTTGGACGAATGTGGTCAAACCTTTCATCGACGGTTTTAAGAAAAACTTCCAGATCAATTCTCCTTCCAAGGTCATGCAGGACATCGGAAAAGATGTTATCGACGGATTCCTGAAAGGCATCAAAGATTTCTTCAACGATCCTTTCGGTTGGGTGAAGAAAAATATTACGGATCCCATAGTGCAGGCCATTAAAGGATTTGATCCTGTCGGCGAATTGAAGAAAACTGCAGGTGGTGTAAAACAGGTGGCCGTAGAACTCACTGCCAAGCAGAAACCTTCTTTTGTTAAAGGCAAAGAGGCTTTTGACGGACTTGTGGATGGTGGTGCAGAAAAAACACTCACTGCGGGTGTAACAACACTCTTTAATACAAGCAAAAAGAAGTACGAAGAAGTCAAAGACAACACAGTAACAAAGAGTATCACAGGTAGAGAAGCACCGTCGTTTACAAATGCCAGAAAGACATATACTGGCCTTACGAATGCCACAGCAACGAAGACCCTTTCCGGTATCGAGACAAAAGCTTTCACGACTGTGAAAACATCGTTTAACAGCGTTGCCACAAATACTGCTAAGAAGACAATCACAGGCAAGGATACAAAATCTTTTGACAATGTCTGGACTTGGTACAGGCAGATTACCGACAACAGCGCAAAGAAAACGATTACCGGTAAGAATAAAAAGTCGTTCGACGATGTTTGGACATGGTACCGGCAGATCACCAGTAACTCGGCAACTAAGACGACTTATGGTAAGACGACCAAAGGCTTTACTAATACAAAAGATTCTTATAACGGCATCTACTCCAGAACAGCCACTGTCACCGTTACCACGAGTGGTACGAGCAAGCTGGATGCCCTGCAGCGCAAGATCAGCAATGTTATGAGTGCCCTCAAGAAGATGGGTAATGTAAATGTCAATCCCGGCGGCAGAGCACTTGGCGGTATCTTCGAACACGGTGCTTGGTCAGACATCCCGCAGTATGCAGGCGGAGGAACCGTACATGGTTCAATGTTCATTGCAGGCGAAAATGGTCCGGAACTTGTGGGTCACGTAGGCGGCAGGACGGAAGTCCTGAACCGCTCACAGCTGGCGGCCACCATGTACGCATCGGTCCGCAACGCACTGGCCGAGACAGCCAGTGCTGCAGTCGGAGCACTTGCCCACACGATGGCAGACAGCACCAACGCTCTCAGCACGGCCATCCTCTACACAGGAGCGCGGTCTGATCAGGAATTGGCATCTCTTCTCGGCAACATGCCGACGCAGGAGCCTGCTGCTCCCAGGGACGATTCTTATGAAGCGATCAGGACGGCGATGCTCTCATCCACAGAGAGACAGAACCAGTTGCTGCGTGAGCAGAACGATCTTCTGCAGCAGATTCTTGACAAGGACTCGACTGTAGAGATCACAGCAAATAGTTTTGTCAAAGCGGCAGGCAGGAAAAACAGAAGGGATGGCAGAACGATCATCCCCATAAGCACTTAACAGGAGGGACACATGGCAGATACAAATCCGATCAAAAGCATAGACGGACACGCTGTCCAGTGTCCCTCTAAATACGTCTACCAGCTTTACGACGTCTCAGATCCCGACGCAGGCAGGACCGAGGATGTGGTGATGCACAAGAACCGCATCGGACAATGCGTGAAGCTGGAACTGGAGTGGGCGAATGTTTCCACAGCACAGCTGTCTGCCATCCTGCAGAGGTTCAATCCGGAATACATCACGGTGAACTATCTGGACGGACTCAACGGCGGATACCGTACCTGCAAATTCTACGTCGGCGACCGCTCGGCACCTATGTATAACGCGGCGATGGATCTGTGGGAGAATGTGGCATTCAACATCATTGAGGTAGGTGGTGACAGATGATCAATACGACAGAAGCTGTCCGGAAGCTGTTCATGGATGGCCACAGGCAGGTCATGAGGGCCACCCTTTCCTCGACAGCAGGCAGGGCGAGTATTGTACACGATGACGGCACCATCAATACTCTTGACGGTGTCGTCACCGAAACCGGAACTGTGATGAAAAACTTCTTCTTCCCTATCTGGGGAGAGGTGCTCACGACAGAAGCCTACGAAGATGTTGAGATCACACAGGCGGATATTGTTGAGGGCGGGCTGTCAATCGACAGTTACTCGATGTCCGGTTCCAGGGTGGAACTTGGCGCGGCCATCGCATCCGAACTGAACCTCAGTCTGAGGAACAGCGATGGTGCCTTCGACAATACCAATTTTGACGGTATAGAAATACATGTAGAACTGGGTGTAAAGGACTGGAGCACTGACGATCCTGTATCCTGGATAGATGTGGGATACTTTTTGACGGATAAAAGTCCCAGTAAGAGGTCTGTAATCAAGCTGTCAGCACTCGACAGAATGACCCGCTTTGACCAGCCTGTTGACTGGGAGTTGTATGCGTTTCCAATACCGCTACGTCTGTTGGTGGAGCGTACATGTGAGATATGCCGCGTGCCTCTTGGTACAGATCTTTCGCTTTTCCCCAACAGTCTTTACTATGTGGCTGCACCGTATACAGACAATGTAACGTCTTACAGAAATCTTATACAGTGGGCGGCATTTCTTACTGGTACATGCGCTCAAATAAATCAAAACGGCGAACTGGTATTCAGATGGTACACGCCGTCCGGTTTTACATTAACAGCCGCGAACCGGTATACGCATGAGATTGACGACAAGGATCTGACCATCACGGGGATCCGCTATGGTGCGGCTGAAGAAACATACATAGTAGGTGATACTACTTATCCTATCGACTTTTCAGGCTGTGGGATCTTGCAGGATTTACACGATCTGGTTTTATCCAACGTGTGGAATACTATCAAAGGTTTTTCGTACAGGCCTTTCGAAGCTACCGTGCAGAGTGTTCCTTTCCTCCAGCCGATGGATATGATTTCCTACGAGGACAGCAAAGGCACTTATAACTGCATCGTATCTCACATCACCTACACTATGAACCGTGGTACTCCTATATCGGGTACCGGGCAGAGCGCAGTCGATGCCAGTTACTCGGAGTTGAGCGGACTGACAAGGGAACAGTCACGGGCTGTAGATGATGCGGCAAAAACTGCGACCAATTACCTTTCCAGAGATTCCAGCGGCATCATGATCGCTGACATGTCGAGTGGCGAAACATACCTGCCATCGGAAGTTCCACAGGGCGTCAAGAATACTTTCATCGATGCAAATTCTTTTGATGTCAGGAATGGTACCAAGACTCTGGCAAGTTTCGGTGAAACATCTACCATTGGTACAGATAGTGGTTACCTTCAGATTGAACCCTCTTTGATGAAGGCTAGTAATGCGGCCGGTAAAACAGTCTTTCGTGTCAGTAATTTCAATACATATGATGATGGAAAGGCTCATGTTTCTCTAGTAATAGAAGGAACCAGAACCAATCCGATCGTTTATACAAACTACACCGTAAGCGAAGTTGTTGACGCATACATCGTGGGCACAGGTGAAAAAGTTTTACCTCTTCCTACAATTAATCCGGACAATAATACATCGGTAATTGTTCAGACACTTCCAACACAGGACTGGGTGTTGGAACTGGCGACAACTGACAGTGTGTACAGTGCTGCGATTGGAACTCTGCGTTCTGCCAACAGTCCGCGGTCCATATCAATCGGAGAGTTGAACAGTCCGTATGGTCTCGAATCCGTTACGATCGGTACGAGTGTTGAAACGAAAACAAACAGTGCGATCGGCATAGGACGCTATCTGCTAGTAGATGTCTTACGCCCCGCCGGAAGTCCGTCGGCGCAAACGGCGATAGGGAGATATAACGAGCAGAAATCGGGAGCGACTGTTGCATTTCTCATAGGTACAGGCACAAGCGCAACGAATCGAAAAAACGCACTTGAGATTACAACTGATGACGATTTGCTCCTGCATTTTGATGCAAATGCTGCACAAGGCACAACGGATGGTGATCTTGCCGCTGCGCTGACAGAATTGGGCATCCTGAACGATGTGATCGAATAGGAGGAGATATGATAAGAGGCTTTACACAAGACGGTGGCGAGACCGTTGAGAAATACGATTATGAGTATCTTGACAATCTCCCCACCGTTGATTTAGGAAAACTGGCATTGGATACCAGTGCAGAAAGCGGCGTGGATCATGATCTGACAGCGGCACTGACAACACTGGGCATACTGAATGATGTGATCGAATAGGGGGTGGTTGCGTGCTTAATCTGAAGAAGCTGTTGGCGAAAATCACAGAACAACTGGTAACAAAAAGTACAACCGTCGCTCTGAATGCGTCTTACGCATACACCAGCGGCGATACAATCAATCTTGTAAAGGTTGGCAAAATCGTGACGTTGACCATCGGAGCACTCAAGGCTTTGCCAAATGCCACCGTTGCACTTGGTACGATCCCGGAGGAATACAGGCCGACGAAGGCAGAAGATGTTTTTATCTTCGAGCCTTCTGGCACTGGCGCCAGTAAGTCGGCGAGAATTACCGTCAACACTAACGGGGCCGTCACGGTGTATGCATACGGTGATTATTCAAGTGCCGCCATAGTCAACGCTCACACGCGAATCACATACATCTGCGCATAAGGAGTTAAATTGTGAAATATCTTGTAATCGAAATCCAGACCAACACCGACGGCACAGTCGGCAATCTGGTCTTTGCTTATGACAACCGCAACGAAGCGGAGTCCAAGTATCACGCTGTCCTCGCGGCGGCGGCAATCTCAGCACTGCCGATGCACACATGCGACCTGATCCAGGCTGACGGTGTGCTTCTGGCGAGGCAGTGCTACACACATGAGGCGGAGATGGAGGAGGGCTGATTATGCTCCACATCATTGATGTAACTTTTGACAACTACACACAAATGATCACGAAGCCCAGGCATCAGTACGACTACGGACAGGCCCTCAGTATCACAGGCATCACTCTGCCGGATGTTTTCGAGGCGCATTTTGCCACCGTGGACGGCTCCCAGACCATGACCATGCTCGGACATGACGGAGTGGTCGAAATCCCTGACGAACTCTTTCAGGTGGCGAAAGCAATCGTCTGCTACATCTACCTGCATGATGAAGCAACGGACGGACGCACGGTATATACGATCAAGATTCCTGTTAAGGAGCGCCCGAAGCCCTCAGACGTGGAACCGACCCCGGTACAACAGGACATCATCACGCAGGCGATTGCCGCCCTCAATGATGCGGTCACGCAGACAGGTCAGGACGTGATTGATGCGGATGCATCGGCACAGGCGGCACAGGACGCGCAGACAGCGGCTGAGAGCGCACGGGATGCGGCACGGGCATCCGAGACAGCGGCAAGTCAGTCGGAGTCCAATGCGGCGACATCGGCATCCTCTGCGAGCCAGTCAGCGGCAAGCGCAAGTCAGTCTGCGGCATCTGCACAGGCATCCGCCACCAATGCCGCACGGGACGCTGACAGGGCGGAGCAGGCGGCAGGACAGAGCGGATACATGTTTTTTTACATCGATAGCAACGGTGATTTGATCTACGAGCGGACAAGCAACGTTGACGTTGACTTCCGGCTTGTAGATGGTGATTTGATTTTGGAGGCGGTGTAAAGTATGGAGAAAAACTTGGGACACGCCACAGCCTATGGATACGCAAAATCCAAAGGATACAGTGGCACGGAGGAAGAATTTGCCGAGCTGATGGCTGACTATGCATCGGTAGGACAGTCAGCGGCACAGAGCGCAGAGCAGGCGGCGGCATCGGCTACGAGCGCATCCGGTTCTGCGGCTACGGCGGCATCGGCGGCACAGACAGCAACCAGTAAAGCCTCTGAGGCCGTGACAGCGGCAGATACGGCAACCACCAAAGCATCGGAAGCAAGCACAAGTGCGGACACGGCATCCGCGGCGGCGACATCCGCAGGCACGAGCGCACAGACAGCGACTGCAAAGGCGGGAACGGCAACCGCCAAAGCAGACGAAGCGGCGGCAAGTGAGGCGGCGGCTCTGTCCGCAAAGACCGATGCGGAATCTGCCAGAGATGCGGCGGCACAGTCGGCAAGTGAGGCGGCGGCAAGCGCGGAGAGCATCGACCCCAATGAGTTTAATCGCAAGATTTATGCCGCTTTCGCCACTGACACTGCCACCGGAGCAATCGCGTCTTTCCCTGACGGCGCAGACAACATCCCCATGAAAGACGTGCTTGTGCATATCGAGCCGGTACAGGCAGGAAGCGGAGACCCGAGTCCGGATAATGTCAGGCCCATCACAGGATGGACAGCGGCGAAGGTGACGAGGTGCGGGAAGAATTTATGTGACCCGAGTAAAATCAACACATTGTCATCAAATTACATATGGTGTTACAAGGAAGATGGATTTGTTTTCAAAAGCGGGGTAACCTATACTTTTTCCGTTGAGAAAGATGTTTCATCCATTAGAATCGTTGATTACACTAACAATGGTGTTGTATTAGCACAAGCAGATATTGCCCAAAGATATGTGACATATTCTCCTGTTTCGGATGTTGTCGGCGTGATACGTCTTTGGGCAACAGGATTAACAACAGAAGGACTGAATCCTCAGCTCGAACTCGGCTCCACCGCCACCGACTACGAACCCTACTCCGGACAGACCTACGACATCACCTTCCCGTCTGAGGCGGGGACTGTCTATGGTGGTACGCTGGATGTGACGAGTGGGGTGCTGACAGTGGATAGGGCGATGGTGAGGATTTCTGATTTATCGTGGGCGTATATGTCAAATTATAATTACATGAACACCGATTCTATAAAACCAGTTGTCGCAAAACCAGACTCAAGCTCAACCCCACTTGATGGGCTTTTATGTTCTGCTTACAAATCTGCATCAGCATCACAAGCAGGGAGCGAAAATGTAAATTTAACTTGCGCTTGCGATACCTCGGGAGCAATTCGCGTTAAAGATAACTCATACACAGATGTTAATACGTGGCTTG